GGCATCATCAAAAGGATCGGCTTCTAGCTTGAAATCCTGCCCCAGGGTTTGAAGCTGGTTAGCGTATTGCTGCTCTGGAAGCTGATCTTGTTCCGCGAAAGATTTAAGGCCCGGAAGCCCAACTTCCTGCCCTGCCTCAAGGTATGGTTTAAAATCCTGCCGTGTGACATCGTACATATCCCATTGGACCTGAGCTGATGCGTCTGCGGCATATCTTTGGGCGTCTGCGGTTGCCTCAAATCCCTTTTCGGCAGACCTAGAAGCCATATACCCACCAGCAAGCCCTACAACTGCCGCCCCAGCAATGTAATACATATCAAACCCCCTTAATCTGGAAACCGTCCTTCCAGCCTTTGTCTATGCCTTCTGAAACAATTTGAGCGATTGGAACAGGATAACACCTGTAATCTCTACCAAGCATGTACACCGGCCTTGAACAGATATGATAATCAAGATTTTCAACTGTCGGTGCAGAGGCCAGAGAAATCTCCCGGCCCTCTTTGGTTATCATGTACAGGCAGTAGATGTTGCTTTGCTCTGATTTAACAGACTGCACAGGGCAATATTCTGAAAATTTGTTCAGAAACGCCTTGTGGAGTTCGGAAAGAAAAAGCGTTTTTTCGCCCTTATTTCCCCAATTATGAAACATGGTTCTAATTCTGAGCATCCCGTACAGGTGCTTTGTTTCGTCATAAAAATCTTTGATGAAATCAAGTTCATCAAGGCTTTGAATGGAAAACATCATGCAGGCTGCTTTCAGCCCGGCCTTGTCCATGTTGTCCAGGGTCTTAAGCTTCTTGTTGTAGATTTCCTCAGAATAATTCTTCGGATGTTGAAAGCTCATGGCAAAACGGTACTGCTTAGTATTCAGCGTTACAAACGCCTCATTCATGGTCCGTTTGAAAAACTTCTCGTCCGAAAGCGTTATCATGTTCGTGATTGTTGAAGGGTTCCACCCAAGCCGGTATGCCTGTTCGACAAAATCAACATAATCAGGTCTGATTGTTGGTTCACCGCCTGAAAACATGAACGAGAAACCCTTGTATGGTTCTCGCAAAAGCTGGTCATAAAACATCAGATCGTGCATTTTTTCCTTGCCCTCAACATAGTAACACCAGGGGCATTTCATATTGCACCGGTCTGATATGTGAATGATGATCGAATTTGTTTTACCCATCGTCCCGGGTTGATAAAAATTCGACACGTGCTGAAAATCAGGGTCAACCAAAGCCTCAAAACTTCCATGAACGTCGCATTCTTTTTCCATCCAGGCTTGGCCGTTTCTGTAAACGATATATGCCGGCACCTTCTTATAACAGACATTGCAAAGTGACATGGTTTCTATCATAGTGTAGAGTCGTCCCTGCTGCCAAACGCAGCCACAGTTATATGAAAACCAACCGTTTTTGCCAGTACTGTAGCCCCATAGTTTGAGGCAACCGCTGTATCTCTTTTGAGATTAAAACTGAATTGGGTGTTCGGGCCAGCCAAAGAAACATCGATTACCGGGAAGTCCGCCCGCTTATTTTCGCCAGCGGTTCCATCCGCGGTGTCCGTAATTGAAATAGTGGTTTCTGCTGGCTCAATATCTCCTATGGCCGTCATGGTATAGGTCATGGCCCATTTTACGTTGCCGGTGCCCGTAGTTGTTGGAACCCAATGAACGTGTGGCTTAATCGATTGGACAAGCCTCATACCATGTGGAAACTCTATGGCATCGTCAACGTCTCGATCAGAGGTATGGATAAATCCCGGATATCTAATAGCCCCACCACCATATGTTGTCGGGGTAGGGGTTGTCCCGCCGGTAAGCGATATAAGGGGACAATTTACGTCAATAACTAGCTCACGGTTAACCTCGTAGCAAAGTGCCTGTAGCACCCGCCAGAGTATTTCCGGATCGGTGGTTATCTTTTCCCTTGGTGGGATTACCTTACCGATTCCCATTAGAGTTTCATGATATACGCCAGTGCGTAAAATTTTGGGATACTCGGAGTGCTGGCCGCTGCTGAGCCGGAACCTACAGAGACTGTATGCGAGTGCCCCCCACTTAGTCCACTGGTTACCGTCCCTGACGCCGTATTTGCACCCAACAGTTCTGAGCCGAGGCCAACAGCACTACCGGCCGGCAAACCATGCACATGATCTCCGGGGTTGTTAGTTGTTCCGGTATGTGTATGATCCAGCATGGTATTACTGCCGCCCGTATCCCCCACATTTCGAGTCCCCGCAGCGTCGGCGTCAGCATGAATAACAAACCGGTCTGTGAGATTAGGCGTACCGTTTGTTCCGTCACAAATCGCCCATCCCGTTGGGATAGCAGATATTGCCCCGCTCCACAATCCGATAAATCCGGAAGGGATAGCGGAAAGAGGTCCGACAACATTCGTTCCATTTGACGAAACAAGCTCCCGGGCGTTCTGTGCTATGGTTACACCTGTGCCGCTAACGGTCTTCAGTGTTAGCGTGAATGATCCCGTGGTGTTGTTGTAAACCACATACAGACGCTCTCTGCCATCTGGAACAGTGACGTTTATATTCCCGGTCAACTCCCCTGTAAAAGTTAAAGAACCCTTGAGCGACTCAGCATTGGTCAAGGCAACATCGGAAGCACCCGCGACACTCTTTGATAGATGAAGATCCTCCATTAATATCGCCGTAGGGATATTTCTTGTCACGTTTGAATTGGTAACATCCGAGACAACTATCTCCTCAGCACCATCAGGCGCTGTCAGATTTGTATAGCTTTGAATTGCTGGCATTGATTACACCTCTATTTATATTTCTTCTTCCAGTTCTGGACTTACCAGGATTGGAGCCGCATCACTGATAACAAATTCAAGCTGTCTGTTGTAATATGCCCCGTTCCTTCTCCACGTCGCCCTAAAGGTAGTGTCGTCAACCTGGGTTATGGATGCATTCCGCGCGGTTGTCCAGGTGCTTGACCCATTGTTCCGGTATCTAAGCGACACCGTGATATCATCGGTGGAAACTGTTGAAAACCGTTTCAGGGTCATCGTGTATTTTGAGCTAAACTTCCGCTTGGAAAATGCCCCATGGGATACCACTGGGGGCCTTATAACCATTCTGATGTCGGATGAATCTTCACCAGCTATCAGTGGATTGTCGTCAGAGTCAAGGATAAGATCGCCGTTTGAATCTTCAACGTGTCCCTGTCCCGGAGTATAATAATTTGGGTCAATTTTGTGCAGAAGCCCGCTATTTTTATCACCGACAAGACGGATATTCCAAGCATCAGCAAAGGCAATTCCTACTGCATTCAGCCTTTTATAGTCAGTCCCGTCCCATTCACCCCACGGGTGCCACCTGTTGCCGATAATGTCATAAAGAATGGTCTTATCTTGCGTTGGGAAATCCATCTTTACAAAGTGCCGCCCGGCTATGACATACGGCTCAAGGATTGCATCTGATATTGTCGCGAACCCCTGAAGGTACAAAGAAAGAGATTGTGACTGCTGGGAAGGCAAAGGCTCGATCATTGCCCCATTCAGTCTTACTAGGTCGCGATTTTGGTTTATCCAGTAAAACTGGCCAAGGACAAAGGTAAAGGCGTTTTTCCCAATAATCCCGCCATCAGACCAATGACCGTTGTACTCAGGCACAAACGGGGTTAATCCGTCATCAACCCATATCTCAAGGGAATGTGAACCCCAGAGCCATAGGCGGTCATTTCCTACGGCCAATGCTTTTAGATCATCGGGAATTCGGTTCGGTGAAGCGAAATTGTTAGTCCATGAAGTGGGGGCATCGGCGTCGGACCATTCAAAGGTCGCGGGAAGTGAAGTATCTAGCGCAATCAGCTTTCCATTCAAAACCGCAACGTGGCTAACGGTTGTCGGTGCGTCCCCGTCCGCCAAATATGAAGCGTTTCCGCTTGACGGGATAGCAATTATCTTTCCACCATTCGCGGCATAAAGAGATGTACCGAAATCCGCAAAATATGCCCTTGTGGCATCCTCCGGAGTTCCTGTTCCGGTTATTTCGGCATTTGTTCCAGCGGCGGCAGTAATCTTGTAAATCTTCTGGGCTGAGATGTAAATTGCCATGCTTTGCTTGTACCACCAGTACAGCCCGTCACATGGCGCGTTGGTGCTGATATCCACGATGGTGCTCATGCCCGGGCGTTTGCGGATGTTGTTTAGTTCATCCACATAGACATCTTGCAACACCGCGCCCAATGTTCCGAGGTCAACCTCGTCAACGTTTCGGTATGAGCCTAGATATAGTGGGATTTTTTCAAGCATTTATCTTTCAGGGCAGAATTGAATTGAAACCGGTTCACTGTTAAACTGCTTCAGCTCTTCAAGCAATGCTATTGCCTCAGTCGCAAGAACTGTATCAACCCGCCCGGTGTATTGGCGCTGTAGTCTTACTGCGAGATTCTTTACCAAAGCCAAATACCATTCTTGCGGGAAGTCGGGAGTATCTGTGGTTGAATCAAAGTCTTCCAGCGGCCGGGCTACGGTAATTATCACTGTAGTATTGTTGGTAGATCCGGTCGGCCAGACATAAAGAACCCCATTGCTTACCTGAGGATCGTAATAAACCCCATTTGCCGGTGCCTGAGTTGATTTTACCGGGAGGCTCATATACTCTTCTCGGGAATAAACATCAATCGGGATATCAACACTGTTTGAATCTTGGCGTCGCGCCGAAATTACCTTGAGCGGCCTCGCAGTATTAACCGTCAAGCCGGTTCCTACGGTATAACTTTGCGTGCCGGGAGTAAGCGTTACCGTGACATCTTTCAGCGGCCAGATGTCCGTGTGGACCTGCCAGTTTTTTACCAGCATGTTCAACATTCTGGACGCATCTGAAGTCTCATCCGAAGAGGGGTCTTCCCCCGCATCAAGTGCCCCTATTTCAAGCAGAGCATCCTTGATTATGTCGTCGCGTGATACGGAAAAATTACTGGAACCCGATGTGCTCATAAATCACTCTGCGAAATTGAAGAATTTACCGGGTAAACCGAAAGTCCTGAAATACTGCCGATGAAATCACTCGATGGCGTTATGACCACCGTGTCCGTTGTTCCAGATGACGAGAAGGAAATATCGGCCGTGGTGTCGCCATTTACTGTCAAGTCTCCGGCCTCGTCGGCAGATGTGGTCAACGATATAGTCAGCTCCCCGGAAACGTAACGGGTGACTGTGACCATGAGTTGATAAACCGTCTCATCCGTAAGGCCGGTTAACGCTCGCGAAAGCGTGTTGACTCCGGAAGAGTGATAAAACTCGTCGGTGTTATGGGTCCATCCAGATCCAAGAGTCCAACCGGTGGTTGATGTGCAATCATCGTTTAGTCGTGCCTGATATGTTTCAATCCGTGCATCCTTAACTGCTATCCTGTCGGCTCTGCCTCTGATAAATTCCTGAGGGTGGCGTGGTTCCCAATCATTAAAACAGACGATCATGCCGTCCCACCGTTTTCTGGTCTTCGATTTGCGGAAAGTTCTCCCACACTCATCGCAAATTACCCAGTAATCACCGGGCCGGTAATGATCCCCGATATAAAGTCCGGTTTCAATCATCTTTCAACGATAAGCTGAAGGGTTAACTTCAGAGAAACGCCCATGTTGTCACCTACCAGCCATGCCCCTGTTCTCGGAAGCATGATTTCCTTGTACGCTCCCCCGAAAAGCGGGGTAATCGGATTATCTGCCGAGATGGACATATTTACTCCTGCGCTACCAAGCAAGTCAGCCTTTATAGTCGTGTTGTCGTTATACAGGTAGACATCAAACAGCGTGGTAGGCGTGTCGTCCTCGTCGGCCATGACGTATGCCTCTTTCAGCTTACCCTCAATATATGGGAGTTGCTGAAGAACATCGCCGGAGGCATCAGAAACAACGGTGAACTCGTAAAGCCTGGTTGAAGTAACCCGGCTTCTTGATAAAACTTTTTTATTGTTAAATGTGGCTGTAACAGTTCCAGTTGCCATTTCCCCCCCTTATGGGTGTGTTAAATAATCCAAGCCACGTAATAGCCATCATGGCAGTTGTCCCGATATGAAACGGAAAATTAACAAGTGAGTTAACCAAAATTATAACCCCGGCAATTAATGCTATGCTTTCGGCTTTCCAAAAATATGAACACACAAACCCAAGAATTAACATTGGCGTCTTTATACCCATCTCAAACCATGATTGAAAAACGTCGTTATGCAAATATCCCCACTGGGTGTCTAATAATGGAAAAACTGTCTTGAAATTCCCCAACCCGCACCCAAACCTTGGATGTTGTCTGGTTATATTCCACCCTTCGGCCCATGCTTGTAACCTCGCAGAAGAGCCGGGCTGGTCTATATATTTTAGATAAATCAACCCACAGAACCCAACCAAAAGCAACCAAACCGTTTTTTGATTTCCCCTGATTAGTGCCCACACAATAACACCACTTGAAACCGCCAAAACTCCACCAAAGGTCTTGGCCATTATAAGCCCTAAAGCGGTTATCAGACTACCCATGATAATTAACGGCTTTGTTCTTAAAAAGGCTGGGAAACAAAAAGCCACGACCGCAGATGCCAAATTCTGGTTGCCCATATTACCTATCGGTGATCCGTTTTCCCCGCCATGAAGAATAAGTGTCCACCAACTGGTTATTTCTGGCTTTATATACGTCTGGATTGCCAAAAGACCAACAACGCAAGCCGAAACGACACACAAACAGTCCATTATTATGTTTTTATCCGGCTTGGTTTTCGCCAAAAGCATATAATAAAGAACCCCGTACAATATCCATTGATAAGACAAGAACGCTTCCATCGTATATGCCGGATAATGAAGAGATATCAGCGCGCTTACGTTGAATAACGATACCCATTTGTTTATTTTCCATAAATAGAAAGACAAACAGATAGATACCGCCGAACAAAACAGAACAATAAACAAAACCCTGTAATTGTTAGTCGGCACTCTGACCAGGCTTGCCAGAAGGAGGGCGGCCCCAAAGACCGCCCCCCATTTTTTACTGGATTGACTCATAACAAAATTTCGCCCCAATCATCTCAAGATCACCAGTGCCGTCCGCGACATCATCTCGCCACAAGCCGAATGTTATCCAATCGCTTGATGTTAATGCCGCAAAGTCCGTTGTCACAGACATGGTAATTTCATCCGGCGTGGACGTAGTCCCTGCCAAGGCAACGGGAGTTTGGTCGGTTGCCGCAGAATCAGAGGCTGTGCCATCAGAATTTAGATAAACCGAAAAGTCAACCTCGTTAGGCGTGGTAGAGTCGCTCTCCTTGAACAATCCATAAAAAGTTCCACCACTTGAATAATCATCCGGTATCGGAAAGGTAATATCTGCCGGAGTTGTTTCACCATCTGCCCACACAATCCCCGGAACAAGATCATCTACCTCGATGCCTGGGGCCGTGGCGTTAGTTACCGGGACACCGTTTGTGATAAAAGATGCCAGTGGCAGGTTGACACATCTCGTGGTATCAGCAATCTCCCCGGCAGAAACATCCCCGGTTGGAAGAGTAACAGCACCGTCAAACCTGGCAGCGCCGTCAACCTCCAAGGTCCCGCTGATAAACATATCGTCTACGCCTGGGGTTACATCCGCAGTATCGGTTCTGTCGCCTACCCACAGACTGTCAAGATGGGTGATAGTTCCAGGCTTGGCCGCAAAAGCATTCCCGGACAATGCCGCAACAAGTACCAGACAAAGAAGGATCTTTTTCATTTTAAACCTCCTTGAAAGGGTTCCGTTTCGGCGGCTTTCCCTTTGCTCTGGTCATAGCGTCATCAAGCAAAAGCGCTTTTTCCTCTTGCGACAAGTCGTTGAACCCGTCAACCACATGGACCATTGTTCCCTTGCGCTTGTAAACTGCAATCGCTTCTGCAATCCGGCTTTCTCGGATCTCCGCAAGCTTCTTTTTGTGCCGCTCCACTTCGCGCTGCAAAGAAAGCTCTTCAAGCTGCAAAGAAGTGTCTTCTGCCGTGCCCTTTACGGCATCTTCGGGCTTCGGGTCTTTTCCCATGTTTTACGCTCCTTATGCGCCTTCGCTGTAAAAGAATCCACGCCAATCAGCCCACCCGTAACCTTCACGGATAGTGCCTTTCATTTTGGCGTTTTCGGTGTCAAAATCATTGTCCTTGCCAAACTCAACCGCCCGGCGGGTCTGCCTGATCAACCCCTCCGGAGCGTTGGTGATGATTCCCCAGGCGTCGGCGTCGGTCAGATAGTGGTTGACCACAATGCCATCAGGAAGCATACCCAACATCTTCATAGCGTTCGGGTCATTGTTGGCCGTGCCGCTTTGAAGGGTTGATTTCAAGATCCTGGTTGCCTCAAAAGAAAGCTGCACCGGAACCAGAAGCTTTTTACCAACCAGAGAAATGCGAAGGCCCTTGCTATCGGTTGCCTGGCCGATCTGGATCAGAAGATCCTCAATGGCGGTTTCGGAAAGATCTGCGGGAACGGAAAGCAAGTTGCTTTGGTTGCCGTTTGCCTCGGGGTGAGATGCGCTGCAAAGAACAACACCGTCCCCCCCGACATACCCAGCAGTGGTTGCCCGGTTGATGACGTTTGCCGCCACGTTCTCCTGGGTCTGCCGGATGGAAAAAGCAATAAACCGGGCAATCCGCATTGCGATTGATTCATACTGGCCATCGTCAATCGCCTCACGGGTTACGATCCCGCCGATGCCGTAAGTGATGTTGGAGATCCGCGAAGTGTACCCCTGGCCGCCGTCCTCGAAGGAAATGGATTTCCCTTGAGATTTTACCGGGGCAAGACCGAGGCCGCGATACTGTACCCGTTCCTCAAATGCTTTGTCGGATGTTTCATTTTTGAAAATCTTGAAAAACTCCTCCGGGTGTTCGTCGTAGGTGTGCCCGAAAAACACCTTGACCCCTGGCCATAACTCTTTGGGGTGTGCGCCTGTTGACATTACCATTGTTGTGTCACCTCTTAAGAAGCGGTAACGCCCAGGATAGCCCCGGTAGCGTTCTCGGCGGTGTTAATCAAAACCTCATAGACCGCACTGGCGGCTAAGGTATTGTCCTCAACATCCTTCACCCCGAGGACAAACAGGGGATAAGACTGGTCTGCGGCCGGGACCGTGCCACTTTCCGCGAGATACTTCGAGGAAAGACCAGTGACAGTGGAACCTCCAGATCCGGTCAACACAGCATTTTGCCCAGGGATTGCCTTGGTGAGTGCCGTGCCGGACCCGCGCACCTCAAAAACGACATCCTTAGCCAAAACAACATTGGCAATTCGTTCGGTGCTGGCCGGATTGTAGACCTTGGAAAGGTCCGTTACCAACGGCTCAAAGCTCGTGATGACACCAAGTATAATTGCACCATCGGTGCCGGCCGAGGCGTTGATGGTCAAGTACCGGCCTGTAGTGTCCTTTTCCGCCAAGGTGGGGGACAGCAGTACCGGTTCACCTACATACATGGCGGTTGCGTAGGACGCGCTTACATACATGGGGATGGTCGCGCCATTCCAGGCGCTTCCGTCTTTATTTCTGATTGGTCGAAGCCCGAAGGCCCCTGTTGCATTTGCCATTGCCATACTCCTTATGGTCGATACTCAATATTTTTTGCATAGGTTGCGCCTTGGTCAGGCTTCAACCCGTGATTTTCTACGCCCGGTGTCTGCCCGCCACGAATAGCGTCATCAACCATCCTGTTGACTGATTCCTTTTTCGCTTTGTCTTCCTGAAAATATTCTTCGGGTATTGCCATCAAATATGAATATTGAGGGCTTCCATCCTTGTTGGTCCCGGTCATGTATTTTATGCGCCGGTCACGCTCCTGTGCTTCTTTAGCGTCTCCAAGCTCAACGCCTTCGGTCATGACAAAATCATACCCGCCTTGCTCCGCCGCAATCAACCGGCTGCCCGCGCCTTCGTCTTTAATCCAGCGAGGGCGTAACCCTTGCGCTTTCAGCCGTTTTTCGGTTTCGGCGTCAATGTTCAACTTCTTCCTTTGTACTCCAAACGGAACTCTTGCCCTTCTATCCTGCTTGCCTTTTGCCATAACTATTCTCCTTGCGCCCAATACTCTTTAGCGTATGTTTCTTTTTTCAGTTCCCGGCCTTGCACCTTGAATTTTGAGGCCAACCGATCATATGCACCTTTGGCATCGGCCGGCAAGTCGTTGAAAGTTTTCTCCGTCGTCTTTTTCCCGCCTGCTCTTGATCCCCCCTCCACATCTCCAGGCTTGTCCCGGTTCGGGTTGGTAAACTTGTGCGGAAACTGTTTTTTCGTCCTGGCCGTCATTTCCTCAGCCAATTTTGCCGGAGTAATCCCAGGGGTTTCGTGGACGATCTTGTGGCTAATAAAGTCGGCATAGTCGGCAAGGTCCTGGTCCTCTTGATACCATGGATTTTTTTCTTTCCATTCGGTGAAATGAGGCGGTTCCTGATTGACAGGTTTCGGCTCAGCCGGAGGCTTAATCGACTGCCGCTCTTTCTTGACCTCTTTGTATGCTTCGGTGTCGCCAACCTCGACCGCTTCAGCCTCTTTTCTGTCCAGTGCGGCCAGCTTGGATTCGTACTCCTGTTTGGCTCGATCGTATGACTCTTTCCGGACCTGCTCAAGCTCAGCCTTGGTCAGCTTAACCGCCATATCCAGGTCTTTTTCCAGCTTGCTGACCTTGTCCCGCATTATTGGAATGATATTTTCCCCTCGCAAAACAAACTCTTTCGCAGGCCGCCACTTATCCGGGTCGCCTTTCCAATCTTCCTGGGGTACATGGCCCATCTTGGCCGCTTCTTCCTCGTAATTTCTTTCTTCGCTCATGTCATCATCCCTCAATTACTGCGCCGATCTCTTTGTCCGAAATCAGCCTGTAATCTTCGCCGTCCTGTCCTTTAACCGTTGCCCCTGCGTATTTGTCGAAAAGGATTTTGTCGCCAACCTTGGGGTAATCCAGCCAGTTAGGGTCAGTAAAACAGATTGACCCAATGGCGATTATATCCCCGCGCTCCTTGGCGTACTTTTCCTTTTCCTTGGCGGAGTCGGGGATATAAAGCCCACCAGCCGTCTGTGCTTCAACTGCTTCTGGCTTCACCAGTACCTTGTACTCAACCGGTCTTATTCCTGACTTGTTCATTCATCTGCCTCCAAATTCAAAATTTCATCCACCATGTCATACTTGCCCTTGTAATATACTCCCAGCGATGTCTCCGGGTTGCATGGGTCCATTGCTTCCAGGCATTGCTCCTGGCAGACCTCCTGGAACTTCCGGAGGCGGACCATTACTGCCTTGGTTTCCGGGAGCGCCTTCCATCCCGCCAGCTCTTCCTTGTTCATTGCTCACCTTAAATGCTTGCATTGATTGATCTAACCATGACTTATATTGATCCAGCTGTGTTCCTGCCTCTTTTGCTTCTGCGTCTGCGATGGCCCGGATGGCCTCTGCGTATGTCTTGATAGTCTCGGCAATCATCTTCGGTGATTCTTCTGATAGCCTGGTTGCCTTCATTTCTAGCTCGATAAGTTTCGGGTCAGGCCCAGGTTGCGGTCTCTTCTCCGGCGCCACAATCAGTGCCTCTTTGTTCGGTATTTCCAGTGCATCCAGAAAACGGCTGTTTATTTCGTCCTGATTAATTCCGGGGTCCCCCCTCAACATTCCAAGAGCTTCAGCTTTAGCTATCTTCTGCATCGTGGTGGAAATCTCAGGGTCTGATACCGGCTGAACATCCGTCCCGTCATTGCGGAAATCCTGCAAAGTGACAACGCCCGGCTTATCGGTGTCAAGCACTCGGAAATATGTCTCCGGCTGTAAATATTTCCCATTCAACTTGAACAATATTTTCAGCTCTTTTTTGAGGCACCGGTGAATCCGCTTATAAATTGCCGTAAAGACCTTGAGGCCCTGCTCAACCCTGGCCATTGTGGTTGTTGCAGTCTCGTTTTGCTGCTGCCCGCCGGTGAAAATATCCTGAACGCTGGTGATATCCTTGACGGCCTCAACCAAAAAACCCAGGAGATTAAAAAGAACCGCGGATGGCCCAGGGAACTGCATCTGATAGATTGCTTGATTGATCGGCACAGAGGCAGGCAACTTGATAGGCAAGAACTCGCCCATGGTGAACTTGACCGGCCCACGTTTTTGGTTGATACTGACACCATCCCGGACAAACCCGGATTGCAGATTGCTCAGTGTCCCAGCATCGAGCATCTGGTTGATTGTCGTGTCTACCGAGTTTGACAGTGGCCCGCATAACTGCCCGAAACCGATATCGTAAAACCCCCCATCAGGCGAAGGGATGAACGAGTACTTTGTAAAATAGTCCGTCCGCTCGATCTTTGATATCTTTGTCCCACGGTCTGACCCGACAACCTGTAAAACCTCCGGGACATCCACGAGCTTAACAGTCTGCCCGTTTTTTGTGACCCTGATATCATCTGCGTTAAATGCGGCCTTGACCCGAACAACCTTTTCCGACTCTTTGTGAACCGTCACGCAGTACGGCTCTTTGTACCCGTCATCGTCCAGATCGATCAGACAATGCTGCTCATAAAACTCTTGCAGCACGTCCTCTTCGTCGTCGGTAACGCTGATATTGAGATCGACATCAGACCACAATCCAGACCGTTGTTTTTCTAAAATTTGCTGCGGATAGAACCACAGCCGATGCGTCATGCGCGGGCATGTCGATAGTGATTTTGTCTTATAGTCGACAATGAAGTCAATCGGCCTGACCCACTCACTGACGTTATGACCGAGGGCCGGATCGTAGTAACTCTTTTTGAACTCGCACCCCTCAATGGGTAGAGCGAGCAGAAGCCGATCCATTTCTTCTTCCCACTCTTCTTGTTCTTCCAGAAGTTGGTAATTCATAAAGTCGGAAACACGCTGCCCCTGCTGTGCCTTGGCCCCGTCCTTATCTGCGCCGATGATTTTTGGCTTAACGATTTTGTTTCCCTGGACTATTGCCGGATATGCCCTGGCGTGAAACTGTAATGCGGCAGTGGTAATGAGTGGGTATTTGACATTGCTGGCATTTGGCCACGGGAAAGTCTTTTCCTTTGTGACCTGTAGTGCCGCATCCATTGCCTTTTCTGATCTTGCCAGCCACTCCGATCTGCTGCCGTCATCCTGCACGGTCAAGCGCACAACGTCCCGCCCAAGTTTGATCAGCTTGTCGTCGTCAAACTCGTCAGCGATGTTTGTCGCATCTATGTATTTGAGCAGCGTTTTGATTGTCATGGCATAAAAAAAGCCGCTCATGCACGAATGCACGGCGGCTTGGTTGTTCCAATACCAAAAAATCTACAGTTTTATAGTCTCTTCCTTGATTATATGTGTAATTTTGCCATTTTGGAAGCAAATTGTTATTTTACCGTAAAAAAAACCATCTATAGCAGATTGCAGAATGGTTTTAAGCCTGGTCATATTTGCTCTGCATCTCGCTGTCTGTCAGCATCTCGTATCCTTCGGGGGCTTTGATCAGCCAGTCCCCATGACCGAGTTTTACCACTCGCCCGGCGCCGTATATGATGATTTTTTTGTTTGTTGCCTGGATGTCTATCCGCTCTGCCGTGTCCGCAAAACTCACTATCTCCGCCGTGTTGCTCCCTGTCCATTGCACGGCGTCAAAGGTTGCAAGATGTTTTTGTTTGATTTTCATCAATACCCTGTATCCTCGTTGCGCTCGACTTTGCCGTAACCGTTGCCGCCCGCATCCATTGCGATGTCGCGCGATGTCGCCAATGGCATCCCAGAAACAATCAGGTACCGCATGCAGTCCATCAGATGATCATTGTCTTTGACAACCTTGCCGTTTTCGTCCCTGCGATAGAGTCTCAGCTCCTCCAACACAGCAGCGAGACTGCGGAAAATCTTAAGCCGCCCCGACACCATCCGCCTGTAAACGGCGTGTATGCCTGACTCAACTGCGTTATCAGCCAAATCCAGAGACAACCCCATATTGACGTACTCGTCGTACAATTTAACGCCGTCTTTTTGGCTACGCCCACTTGCTGCCGGATCAATTACGCCAGGTATCCATGCCCCCCTGCTCTTAATTGCATCAACATGAGTCGCAGGCTCTGCCATCCCCTGCTTATAGCAGGAGTACAGATACACCGTATCACTCTGCCTATCCCATGCACCCCAAAGTGCAGCTGTGTTGTTCCAGCCCACATCCATTCCAAAAGCGCACGGCCAAAACTCCGGCACCTCAACGTCATCGCAGACAATCCGCTCCTCTGCTATCGGGTAGATGGCCCCGGCTCCGAGTTGCGGAATCCCTTTGGCCCGTGCGTCCCGCTGATACGGAGGAATAGAGTCCCAAAGCTCCTGTTTTTGCGCTGTGGTCAGGTGGGGGCAGTCATCCCACGTAGCGGTTGTGACATATTTTGTTGCGCTCACAACTGGCAAAACCGCTCCTTTCCGCCTAACATACAGCCCCGGAAATTTTGGACACTTTTGTTGAAATCATTAGATAAATTATACTTCATTTTGCCTAACGCTTTGGGGTATTTTCCCATTGCTCAAAAATGTTTTAACGACCTCAGATATCCCCAACAGCGGGGTGAACGTCAAAATCATCAGCCCGTCCGTGGTCATCGTCCTCATTAGACACTCGCTCCATATTGACAGGTCCGGCTCCTCGTCCAACCATATGACATGCTTCGCCGTGCCCTGAAAGGATTTGCGTTTCTGGTCATACGATTTCAGCCCCAGGCTTGACTTGCCGCCCGACACATGCTTGATTGTCGCGCTCTGAATGGCATCCGGGACCCCGTTCCGCCGTGTTGTATCTATGATTGAGTCTGCTGGAATCAACCCCGTGCCCATCTCGCCAATCTGCCCGAACAACTCTAACTGTATGATATCCCTGACTGTCTCGCTCGTATCTCCTGCCGCCCACACGCTGACCGGCCCCGTAAACCTGCGCCCCTGCCACCACTGCGGATACCGGCCTGTGAGATGGCAGACAACCTCATACCCGCCGGCAATAGTTTTCCCGACACGGTTCGCGGCCATGAACAGCCGCTCCCGGTAGTGCGCCCCGGCGGCGAAATGTTCAGTATGTTTCCCGTACAGCTCCCGCCGCAGCGGCCCGTCATCCGGAAACAAGCTGTCAATCTTCCGCCCTCGCTCCCGCCGCCGCAACTCACTGAGGATCTCTACTGCGCGCTGCATCTGCGAGTAGCTGAGAGAGCTGAGATCGTAACTCATGCTCGTCGCGTTTTGTGATGTCATCTATCTCCACATGTTGCCGATCCCCGTAGTCGCCGGGGTCTGTTACCTTTGCTAACCACCTATAATGATTAGCCAACTCGCGCGCCTTGGTGATTTCCGCCGGCGTAGCATCCGGCAGTAGTGCGTTGATAGCGTCTAAGGCCGCCCGTGCATACTCCTGAGCCAACAGCCGCCGGGTTTCGCGCGCGCGATGAATCCGAGCTGGATCTGCAACGAGCCACGCATGCAGCGTATCACTCCCGACCCCGCATTTTTTGGCGGTCTGCTTGTGTGTCGCCCCGTCGCTGATAATCCGGCATATCTCATCTATCCCGATATTGTCGAGGGTCTCGCCCGGTGTGCGCGTAGTACTCGTTGTATCGTTCCGGGTAGTCGCGCCTGATTTTATCAACGAGTTGGCTGTATCTGTGATAGTAGCTGAGGATTTGCCCTGGGTAGCAATCGACTTGTTGCGCGAGGGCTTGGAGTTTGTCTTTGTCGTGAACGGCTTGGACGAGCAGCGGGACGGGGATTTGACGGAGCCTTTGCTCTCTGGTTTTTTTTTGGGTTGCCCGGCCATCACTCTAGCCCCGTCCTGACCAGCTCTGCCGTCCTGCGCCCGCACTCTGTGTACATGTCGGCCAACCTCAGCAGATACCGCCAGGCGCAGGCGTCCAGGTGGCTCCAACACAGCCCGGCGGCCAGCGCTATACATACGGCTATTAGGGTTATATCAATCCAGTACCGCCGGATTACTGCAAGCACAATCCGGGGCACCCAGGGCGTAGGCTCTCTCATACTCTCCTCACAAAAATACCCCGGCCAGAGCGGGATTGGGGTCCGCCTGACCGGGGCTCAGGAAAAGGAGGGGGAACGGAAAACATATCTTTTTATCTCATATATCAACGACTTAAGCAACTAAAATCTTTACCCGCCAAACTTTTTTCAAATTATTTTGCTGACTTTCTGCAACCTGTTGATTTTGTTAGATATTAAAAATCTCAGTTGCGCTTGACAAGGGCAAGGGATCGGGCGGCCATGGCGGTGGCCTTGTCGATCAACTTATAACCTCTTCTGGCCCCGCCGTAAATCTAATCTCAACCTCGCCGCCCGGGCGCACCTCATCGCTCAAAAATGGGTGCGCCCGGAACCGGCGGTCATCAACCCCGAGCGCGTCTGCGATTCCGTCACGTGCATTTTTTATCGTGATGTTATCGTCATCCCTCCGCCTGCGGTCCGGCGGATAAAATTTAATCCACAAGTGGATATCCCCCGGCCAATTAATCACAATTCCAGCCTGCCGGGTAATAACAAATGCCTCGTGCCGGTATTTTTTGGCCGCCTTTGCTTTCGCGGCCCAATGTTTCCGTGCATTAGGCGATAGTTCTTTCGGGGGCCAGGGCAGGGTAATTTTCATCTAATCCGCGCCTCGACGCTCGTGTCAATCCCTCGTACCCAACTGCGCTCGACCTCAGCCGGGGGATATTCATAACAGTTTTCCCGAGGGCAATTTTTCATTTCGTGGTACAGAGCATCGGAATATCGCACGCACTCAACCCGCCGGCCGTCAACCGTGCGCTTACAAAATGCGGCCCGATCAAATTCGCCTGGTTTCGGCAATTCCCGGTTGGCCGCGCTGGCCGCCCGGGCACAAGCCTTGCTGCAATATTTCGCTTTCCTCCGCCTCCTCGACTCTACCCCGCACACCTCGCAGATTATTAGGACAAGGCTTTGTTTTTTGCCTTTTTTTTTCAGCTCCTGCCGACATTCCGGCCGGTAGTTTGCCCGGCAGGTCTTCGGGTTTCCGGTTTCCCCCTCCATCAACGGCTGCCAATCCCCGCAATTTTCGCATTGATACCACGATTTTGCCGGGAGCGCAAAGCATTGAGCCTGGTGGGTTATCATCTGATGCCAATGGCTCTTGAAATAATATTTACGCTCAGTGTTACAGGTCTTTCCACACCCGCAATCACATAGTTTCATCGGCTCACCCTCACCCCGCCCGGCTCCGTGGTTACGTTGAAAATCAGATCATGATATGCGGCATACTGATCCGCAGCGTTTCTGATTGATATTATCTGCCTCGGGTTTTCCGCCGGGATAAAAATTGCTTCGCCCGCAGCTGCCCGGTCCCATGGGTATTTCAGTTTTCGCCCTCTGGTTTCCATGTCTCCCCCTTTGATTATGGCTTTACCGGATACTTGATGCCATTTTTTTCTATCTTTTGCAAAATAATCTTTTCCGGGTCAACGCCTAGTTCGTGGCACATGGTCAAACAATAAATCATTACGTCCGCTACCTCGTCGGCAACATTTTCAATGTCCGGGCTCTTCCACTCCGGCCCCCACTGGAAATTGCGGTTTAGTTCAGCCCCTTCGATCATTATCGACCTTGCCAGGTTGGGGGGAGTATGAAAATCTTCCCAGTTTCGTTCATCCCGAAACGCTATCAGTTTTTTGATTATTTCTTTCATTTCGCCTCCTTATGCAAACAATACCCGTTGAATATTTTCTTTTTTCTTTACCTGCTCCATGTTTTTTTCTGCCTGCCTGTAATAGCTGGTTTTAAGCTCTATACCAACACCCCTCCTCCCGTTCTGCACCGCAACAAAAACCTCCGAACCCACCCCCATGAACGGGGACAAAACAACCTCTCCAGGATTTGACCTCAGTACGATAGCCCGTTCAATAATGTCGAGTTGCAACGGGTGGACATGCTTCTCGTCATCAGGCTCTTTACAGTCCTGATAAGGTAAAACCCTATTCATCCTGATGTCATCCCAGACAGAAGAGGCATATCGTCTCCATATCCAATGAGAATATCTATTTTCCGTTTGTTTCCCCTTCCAACCTCGATACCGCAAAATATCAGCAGGCATCGGAGACTCCCCCGCATACTCTTCAAGGCCATAAGTGTGAGTAACTGGTATTTTATTTTCTCCTTTTTTCCTAAAAACCAACAAATAGTCCGCGGTGGCAACCCCGCCATAAACTCCGTCATCCACAATGGTCTTATGGGATAGGTTTTTGGTCATCGTCCGGTTTCTCACCCATAACGGTTCTTTCCATATCGCGTGCCTGGCTATCATGCGAAAACCGTGCTTTTCGTGCAGCCTGATTATGTCGCCGGGGAAATCTATCAGGTAATCATCTTTTCCAGAGTTTGATGAAGGAATATCCGTGCAATGCACTGCGGATATTCGTCCAGGCATCGTCAATCTTTCTATTTCTTTCACGCAAAATTCATAATGACAGAGAAACGTCTCGTAGTCGTTGCAGTTTGATAAATCTCGCTCGTTGCTCGAATATTTATACAACCCACCGGTGCTCGTCCCGAACGGCGGGCTGTATATGCTCATGTGAACTGATTTTTCCGGCAGCGACCGCATAACCTCAATGGAATCAGAATTATAAATAGCAAACTCATCGGTAATTTTTTGTGATATTACAGCCATGCCGGGACCTCCCCCTTGTTGATTATTTTGTTTTCTCTCTCTATCCCAACTGCGTTATTCATGTGTGAAACAAGCGACTCAAACATCTTGTCAGCGGCAACCATTTTTCTTTGAAGGTTGGCCATCACTTTCCTTTGTCCTTCCGTCATCACCAGATCAACGCGGACTGGTTTTTTCTGCCCAAACCTCCAACACCTCCGAACCCATTGGTAATACTGCTCATACGAATGAGACGGAAAATAGGCGATATGATTGCAGTGTTGAAAATTAAGACCCCATGCTCCTATTTTGGGCTTTGTGATAAGGACACGGACCGACCCATCAACAAAGGCCATTATCTTTTCTTCCTTCGCCTCGTCAGAATCGCTACCACTTATCTGGACAGCTCCTGGTATTATTTTTGATAGTGTGTCCCCTTCCAGGTTTAAATGACACCCAACAAACCCAGGATCTTCAGTATTCATCAACTCTGCAACCTTGTAACATCGATCCTCTATTGTGCGCCTACTTTCTTCTCTTTGTTCCGGTAAGTTTCTAGCTGGTACAGAAAACAACATCCCCGGTGGTAGCGTTTCGGATTTTACGACATGTTCTGTTTCTGTTAGCCTTGGTAAAATAAAATTTTGATCATCAAAACCAACATCAGAGGGCTTTCTTATCGCCCTCGCCCACGAACAAACCCACTGCCAAAAAGGTTTTTCGGCGTGACCGCGAAAGCGCCACTTAGGAGCCTCTCCATACATCCGACGCATTGCGCTGTTGTTGCTGTCATTTTTAAAAAACCTGTTAAGCATATCCATAAAACCCAAATACCCGAGAGCTTCTGAGCTGGTACCCAACTCGAGATAATCATTCGGCGCGGCGGTTGCCGTACATAACAGCCGGTAGGGAACTTTCCGCATAAAATCAGTAATAGCCGCCCGCCTCGCTGCGTCTGCGTTTTTCAAACAGGATGATTCGTCACAAACGACACCCGAAAAGCATTTCCAGTCAAAATGATGCAGCTTTTCATAGTTTGTCACTTGTATTTTATCAGACCTTCCACCCTCGTTCACCCTGGCGGCACATATACCAAACTTAGTCGCCTCTCTTATCGTCTGAGCCGATACAGCAAGTGGGGTGAGAACCAAAACCGGTTTATTTGTGTGCTCCACTACATTCTGCGCCCATACCAAATACTGGATAGTTTTTCCTAAACCACAATCCTCAAACAATGCGGCCCGACCCTTAAAAAGAGACCAAAGAGTCATTTCTTTTTGAAAGTCTTTCATAATATCTGGCATAAAGGTTGGGCTAAATCCATGATTAGATCCCAGGTTTGTTTTTCCCTCCAAAAACCTCTTATACTCGTCCACCACTCCCCCTTTATCACTGGTCCGCTTATTTTGCCGATATATCACTATTTCGGTGTATCAACCGTGCTATCTCCCGGTCTGTGAGCTGCTGGATCTCTACAGCTGCATCCATGGATATTTTCCCCGCCAACATCCGGCGAATTATTTCAAATCGGTATTTGCCTACGGCTTGTGGTGTTTTCATGTCATCAACCATCATGCCGGGCCTGTTTCGGTTTTACCGATAAGCTGAAAAACTTACCCTTTTTGCCATCTTTCACCCAGGCTGAGAGTTCGTACTCCGTATTATTAATCAAAACATAACCGGTGTAGCCCGGCGCTTTGTCGCTGGTTGCTTTGTCGTTTTTGAATATTGCGCCGCTCTTGTCCCGTTTTTCAAAAGCCATACCATTTCCTCCTTACCCGAACATTGTCGGAAGTTTTTGGACTTCTTGTTTTATTTCCGCCAAATCACCAGCCTTTGTTGCAAGTTTTTTTGCAAACCCAGCGTTTTCAGAAACGTCTGCACTACTCCAAGGCACAGGCGGCGACTCTTCCATGTGCGCCATATAGGCCAGCGCCGTTTTTCTTTTGATAAAACTTGTAACAAGTTTTCCTGTTGGCCGGTGCGTAACCGCATACCACGACTTTCCATCCATGTCGCATTTGTACACCCCAAAAAACTGAGTCATATGCCCGTCAACAACAAAAGAACCGTCCGGGCGCAAAATTTTAAACTCTCCTTTTCTCATCGTGGCATATACCTCTCTGGAAATGTTGTCGGGCTCGTGACATATTGCTGGCTTGCGGCTAAAAACCAGAGCCGAACCCGGGGCTCATCCTCCCCCTCTCGCTGTTTAGTGCAGAAACAAGCTCCATCCGGCTCTCCGTTCTTATCTTTCTTCCCTTCTTTCTTCGCTGCCTCTTTTGCCTTGTTCCGCCACCAAACCAGGCAATTGTCTGGTAAATCTGTTATCGACCCAGACCCCTTAACGTCCATCTTCCCGCCAGACTTGTTCTCATCTGACGACTTCCGCATGTGGGCCACAAGAATAACATGGACATCCGCATCCTTTGCAAAAGCCATGAGCTTGTTTATAAATTCCGCCTGCTTGTTGTAATCGTCCATACTGATATTCAATTTTGAGAGATTGTCGATCACAAAAAGAGTAATCCCGTACTTCCTGCGGGCGTAATCGAATATGGATAAAATTTTCTCCGCAGATGCCACCCCGCAATAATCGTAAATCCAGAGCTTGTTCCCCAGCCACTCATGCGCTTGCCGGATCTCAATTATCGGCGGCTCTGCCTGGCAAGTGCCTTGACGTACCAATCTTTTCAGGAGTTTTCTCGGCCTAAACTCCAAACTAGCAAGACATGCCTTTTCACCGTGCGCCATTGCCGCCAATGTTATCTGGCCCACACCCTGACTTTTACCATGTCCGTTTGTCCCGGCAAGGATTGTCACTTCACCAGGGCGAAACCTAAAATCAATCCCAGGCCACGGCATTTCAAAGCCTGTCACCCATCCTTCTGGGGGATAAAACTCTTTGATTACCTCGTCGCAATAATCCGAGCTGTTTCTTAATTCCTCAGGGTCCAGGCTCTTTGCGGCCTCAACTTTTATCCTAAAATCAAAAACATCCATCCCTGCTTTCAACGCTTCGTTTGCGTCTTTGTGGCCCAACTCGATAACCTTGCACCGATGGCGCCCCAATCTTTCCGCAATATCGTTTGCGGCTTTCTTGCCCTCTTGGTCTGCGTCCAGACAAAGATATATCGTGTCGAACCGCTGGAGCCGATCATACTCGTTTTCTATCCAGGCATGTTTTGCTCCTTCGCCGCCACCAAAGGGAATTGAAAGGGCATCCATACCCATTTCCTTCACTGACATAGCATCAATCTCGCCCTCGGTGATGCAGACCGTTCTTGCTTTTGGGTCAACCGCCTGCCAGCCAAACAAACACGGCATCTGATTTGGCGATGTTGGTCGAATATCTTTCTTTCCGTTAACTCTTTCAAGTTTCAACCGTTTGATCATCTTCGGCTTGTCGTCATGGATGAAAGGAAAAACAATACAATCCCCACCATCCCCGATTTTAAACGCCACAATGGTATCCATCGACAATCCACGATCTAGGAGATATTTTGTGACTGGGGTTTCATCCTTCGGAGTCCTGCATGAAATCATGGCCGGGTCGTCATAATTAGCCCGGCTGTTGGCAAAGGTCGCATCATCCACTTGGATTTTCAGCAGCTTGCAAGCGCCCTGCATGGCCGCGGTTAATCCACACTGCTTAGCAGCCATCCAGAGGTCCAGTAGGTCCCCACCTTCTCCGCTGGCAAAATCGCACCACACCCCAGCTTTTGTCCCGGTAAGCCTGATTCCAAGCGACTGCCCTTCTTCCCCGTCGATAGAGCCTACCCGCCACTCGTGGCCGGACTGCTTTCCGTCAGGGTATAAGTACTCAGCGACAAAAGGGGCGTTCTCTGCCAGCACTTCGGCTATATGGGAAGGGGTCAATTTGCCCACCCTTTCCCCGTAATAAACGAGTTCTCTTCCTCCCCCTGTGTTTCTTGAAGAAAACTATCCACATGCTTGCAATCCCGGCATATCAACTCAATGTCGTTGTATTTGGTTTTTCTGTCGTTTTTCCCCATGTGGTGTTCCGATTTCCGGCATCCGTCAATAGCTTCTTTGAGTTGATCAACCGTGTAGTCTTTTAGCCTTGCCCGGATTTTTGATATTCTTTCTGGGCTTGCCTTTGCCTTTTCTGTGCCCATTACTTTTTGCCAGTGCCGGAAAACTTCCATCACCGAATCGTCGGGCGTGCTCGACAAGTCTTTTTTCTTTTCTTCTTTTGGAGAAGGAGAAGGAGCAGGAGCAGGAGCAGGGCTTATACGATTCGTTAACGATCGTTTAACGTCCGTTAATAAATCGTACTCTTTTTTGGTGATTGACGTTCGTCCCTCGTTAATAAGCCTACCGTATAACTCCTTGTTAATTTTGGCTAACCGCGAGAACCTTGCCTTGTCTCCTCGGTTGTCAGCCCCAGCCGCCCAAGGATTATGTTCCGCCCATCCATGAAGGCGAAAACCATCTTCATTTTCTTCCAGCCAGCCCAAATCAACGACCAGTTTCACAAAAAAACCGTTCTCTCCTGTCCACCTAGCAGCGATTTCAATATCTTCAGAATCCAACCCTATAAAATGCCCACACGGTTTATTTTGAGCCGCCCACAGCCATAGTATTTGAAGGCTTTTCACGGCATTAAGACCACCACGGCGTTCAAGTTTTACCGTTTTAGGATGATCCCAAAAATCAACGGCTATTCGGATGTCGGTATTCATTGAGCCCGGCCATTTATATAATCGTGCAAGCCATCATAAACAGCAAAAGCCCAGCCATAAGCACGCTTGAGGAGTGACACCCCGAAAGGGTAGGGCGGCAATCTGGTTTCTAAAACCATCGCAGTTATGGCCAGGCTTTTGATTTTTAGTGGGTACAAAATAAAAGGCTCCCTTTCTTTTGTGCTGTTGGGCTTCTCATTCCCAAAAGCATTAGGTGATTTTTTTTATCCTATGTCGACACCCTCTAAATGTCAACCGATTTTCGGTGTCAATGGGGGAAAAACCACCGGTTAATTATTATAAAATATAACCATTGGTGGGTAGACAAAAAAAAATAAAACTCTACTCCCAGCCTAATATGGCAATCATCAACAGATTTTACTTTTTCATCGTCAACGACTGCAAATATTCCACTTGTTTTCGGACAACACTGTCTTTATAAAGTGCATATTGTACTATGGCTGGATACTTGAGCCACGAATGGGCATCCTGGCACACTTTATTAACATAAGCAAATGCGGGCGAGGTGTTGGTGCAATTTGGCCAATCAAGACATTGCTCTGCCGCCAGCCGATAACACGCAGCCGGTGGTTTTTTTGTTGGTAAATAGCCCACTTTGGGGGTTGTAGCTATACAAAGACTTCAGCTTTTTCTGAGTTAATAATTGCCGCATTGCTATTCCTTTGTTTTAATCATTACCGAATATAGTCAGTCAAAAAAAGGCAAAAAAAATATTTAGGAAATTTTTCCCGATAATCATATGTTACCCTGCCAGGGGAATCTTGTAATAGGCTCGGCAGGCTTCTTCAATCAGTGCCGCCCGGCTTTCTGGGCGGTTATCCATCCAGGTCAAAAGATCGGGCGGCAACAAAACAGACACGGCAACCTTTTTCTTTTCTTCCGGCAACTCCGGGCGGCCAGCGCCAGGGCGACGGCCGCCGCGCTGGGGTATGTTTTTTATGGCCCCGGCATTACCAACCACACGGATTCCGCTGGCCAATTCGATCAAGCATCCCTTAAACAGGCCATCATCTCCGACGTATTCGCCAAGCGATTTGGCCCCTTCGGGGAGCGGTGACGCCCCCCAGTAAATGTTTTTGGCTTTTTCAGGGGTCATAATCACGCCCCCCTGTACATTGGGTTGCGGTGCTCTACCACCGTAGCCCCAGCAGCCTTAGCCTTAACGAGGCCAGCTTCAAATTGTTCGGTCGGGTAAACACCAGCCTTACCGACAATCGACACCGTACCGGCGGTGTATTCGATAAAATTTTGAACTTGCCCGGTTGCCAAGGTCACTGTGATTTCGCGCTTCCAAGTTTCCATTTTCTTTCTCCTCGGTTGTGGGCTTCTGCCCTTTTGTTGATTTAATCATATCACTATATCAACCGAGTTACAATAGAAAAAATGATATTGGTTAATCTTTTTTTGTTCTGCAAAACCTGGCCGGCCAGGGTAACAAAACGGCCCAGCGGACCGGGGCAAGCGCCGCGTTGTTTCTGCCAGGTCACAGGTCCGGTCCGCTGGCCTCAATCGTTAGCCTTCCCTCAATCCAAATTCGGTTGCACAATCAAAACAGTATGGTTTCCCATCCTCATCTTTGTACCCGTCCTCCTCGCAATACCCAGTCGCTTCTCCGCATTTACAGCAAATTTCTCTCGTTCCTGGATAATTATACGAGTTCCACGCCTCATGTTCGCTTTGATCCAGCGCGTGACAATATCTACCTGGCCATGTATTCATGTTCAAACCTCCAATTCGGCTAACAAGTCGTCAGAGCGGACGCCGAGAAGCGCCCCGGCGCTACCGCATTTTAGGTCATCGGCGGTGCCGCTCAACTCTGCGTTGTGCAGGCTCATACTCCACATTGGCACGGTGGGTATTCAATTTCCTCCATGCCAGGCAGGGCAGTCTGCCGCTCGTTAATAATCTGACTCAACCTTTTACCGTTATTCAGCAACGTAAGGTCTTGGTTCCGTATCGTTTCCGCTCGGTGATGGTAATGTCCTCCAAGGTCTGCGCCGCGCAAAACAGCTCAGGATGCCGCCGCCGGAGTTGACGCCATTGCCCCTGGCGCTGAAACATGCAGAGGAAACAGCCGCTTTTCATCGGCAGCGGCAATCCGTGTGAGGCAATCACTCTCTTGCACTCCTCCCGGTCGATTCCTTCCTCTATCAGGGGGTATCTGTTTTCAATGCCTTTCTTGCTGTTCAGCCTTGCACGGTGGGACTCGCCAGCATCGATCCCAAGCAGCATAAAGCACGGCTTTTCAACGTGCTTAAAAACTGGCCGGAGCTTAAATTTATCGGTGCAGTCCCGCTTCATCATGCTGGGCACCTTCTTTTTTGCGACGTAGTAATCATAGAGCTTCGCGTACCCCTCAACGTCCGGCGTCAAAACAGTCACGGGGTTGTGGCCATTATCCTTCAGCCAGGCTTGAAACATTTCAAAATACTCGTAGGTTTCAGGCCAATCCGCGCCATGATCCACGAATATGCTTTCGAACTCTAGGCCCCAATCCAAGCACAGGAGATGCAGGGCCACTGAGTTCACGCCGCCGCCAAAAGAAAGATAGTTTTTCATGACTCCACCCCCGCCTGCACAACCAAGCGCTTCACTGGAAGCCGGGAAGCGCTGGCATGTTTTCTGGTCGTTCATTGGCGGCTCCAGTGAGCTCAAGCGTTGGGCGGCGTAGTCTGCAACCGCCCGGTAGCGTCAAATATATTTCACAATTGAAAACTTCCCAGTTTCTGAGGTGTATTTTACATCTAGGGATTGGGCTGATAAATTAATCTTGGTAATCCCAAACAAGCCGCACCTCCGCCTGTAATATTCGGCGGTGGGATTGGTAAAACATATACCGTTCAAGGCTTCAGGCTCAAACGGCCGCAACTCATCAAGGATTTTGTCCACCGTTACGGTCTGTAATTTTGACCCGGCAAAAGGGGCAAATTCGAGGAACCTAGGAATTGTATTTCGGTGCAGTATGGCCTCTTTGTATATACTCTTCACCTCGTGAAGATTACGACTTGTGACAACGACGTTTATCTTTACCAGATCCACATTTTGCGCCATCCATGCGACCTTATTCCATATCTCCTCTGGAGTAATAAGGGTCTGCCCGGTGAGCACCTGAAATAACTCAGTATCCATGCTATCCAGCGACACATTTATCCTATTTAGCCCGGCATCGACCAAATCACCATAAAACCGAATGCTGGCCGTGCCATTGGTGGCCATCGACTGATGCATACCCATGAGGGAGGCAAACCTGATGTCTTTTACTAAATCAGTGCCTCGTAGTGTCGGCTCTCCGCCGGTCCAGTGGAGATGGTCCACCCCATTTTCGTGCAAGGCGGTTATATACTCTCGCAAATTTCCGCTTCGTTTCACGCCGAAATTAGAGATATCGCAGTACCCGCAAGCGAAATTACAACTCGTTGTTTTTATGCATGTTTTCATATTGCCTCCTAATCCAAGTTCCGGGCAAAATCGCCCAACAAGCGCATCCCCGCCGTCTGCGTTGATGCGCGGTGGTTTTGGCGAGGCCTTGGTGCCGCCGCTGGTTATGCTGGGTCGTTATGCGCTCAAAGCCATGTCAACTTTGTGCGCCCTGTTTCTATCTCTTTGCAGTTGAGATAACCCTTTCCCTTTCGCCAGGTAATTAATCAAATCGAGTTTATCGCTGAATTCATCGCACCGGAGATAAAACACGAACCACAGCCAATCCAGGAAAGATACCCTCCAAAACCTCAAAGCGGGTGTAAGTCTGTTAAAGTGTTCCATGTTCATCACTTCTCCCTCTCGCTTTTAACAACAATGGTGAGGTAGTACCTCGCCTTCCTGGTTTGTATCCTGATCCCGTTCCGGCGAGCGAAATTGTGAGCGGCTATCTGTAGCCTATGCAGGGCAGGCTTCCCCCGGTATGGCATTTTAACCCCCTCGCCAGGACACATATCTAAAAGCATATGGAATTTGCTTTTTTTCATACTCGGATCATAATCCATCTGGGGTGTAAATGTCAATCAGGGTTTTTATACATGTATAAAAATATTTTGTTGACATTCCCATTTGCCCGGATTACGATAAGTGAAAATCAAAGGGAGGGAAACAATGTGGAGAATAATAACCGAGATCATGATTCCGGCCTGCGTTATTTCCGTGATAATCGCGGGGCTATGGTGCGCCTTTCTGACGTGCGCCTCCGAGACTGCGCAAAAACAGGCCGCCGTATCTCGGAATTATGCTGCGATGTCTGTCGTCGAAAGTGTGAAATAAAAAGGAGAGTGAAATGAACATCAGACATGGGGATATGGCTCTAATCGGGGTAAAGGTATTACCGGACTGTCTTGTCGCATCGGGGGGCAAAACTCTCATGGTTGGTATCGGGGGAAACAATCATGACGTTGATGACGGAGTATTCTACAAGTCGGAAAAAGATGGGTTTGTTTTTGGCTATCTTGTAGCGGGGGACAATTGTCAGCTGTTGCACCCAGATCACGGGGTGGGCAGTGGTTACAACAAATTAACTCCTGTCCCCTCTGGGGTTTACGAGCTGCGAAAACAATTTGAAATAACACACCAATCTATGTTGCCAGTGGTGGACTAAAAGGGGAATAAAAGATGCCAACAAAAATAGAACGATTAGTAGATTCGCAAAAAGCCGCTATCCCGGCGTTTGTTAAAAAATGGATTGAGATAGGGCTAAAAACCGGGGAAACCGACTGGAACACATTTGATAAATATATGCCGATCTGCTACCAAAAGGCAGGGCTACAATACCCGAAAAAGGTAATAAGGGTGTTGTCTCCAATGGTTGGGGCTTTTGCCGCAGCGATAGCCGAAAGTCTATTGAAACAAAAACGCCCCGATGCCGTGCGCGATGCCGTGGCCGATGCCGTGGTCGGTGCCGTGCGAGTTGCCGTGCGCGGTGCCGTGGCCGGTGCCGTGCGCGGTGCCGTGGACGATGCCGTGCGCGGTGCCGTGGACGATGCCGTGGTCGGTGCCGTGGACGATGCCGTGGACGATGCCGTGACCGGTGCCGTGGCCGATGCCGTGGACGGTGCCGTGGCCGGTGCCGTGGCCGGTGCCGTGCGAGTTGCCGTGGTCGGTGCCGTGGCCGGTGCCGTGGACGATGCCGTGCGCGGTGCCGTGGACGATGCCGTGCGCGGTGCCGTGGCCGGTGCCGTGGCCGATGCCGTGGACGATGCCGTGC